TGAATATCTTATGGCGATATCCATATATAATGAATCATATCTTTTTTGTTTATTATATAGTCTTGCGTCAGTAACTTTATTCATGATTATATTATAACACTAAATAAAAGAAAACACAACAACTATTAACAACTATTTAATGAATGATTGGCTATTTGAGGGAACTGGACTAACTGTCGTGCCGGAAGGTATCGTTGGATTTGTGTACTTAATCACAAATAAAACAAACGGCATGAAATATATAGGGAAAAAAAATATGTTCAGTACTCGACGATTAAAGCCGTTGAAGGGCAAGAAACGCAAACGTGTTGTAACCAAGGAAAGTGCTTGGCAAGATTACTACGGCTCGTCTCTGGAATTGTGTGAAGAAATAGAAACTTTGGGAAAGAATAATTACATTCGCGAAATCCTAAAATTGTGTCAAGGCAAGGGAGAGATGTCTTACTATGAAGCCAAATGCCAATTTGATTATGATGTTCTGCTACGAGATGATTTTTATAATGGTCACATACAGTGTAGGATTCATCATACTCATGTCAACAAATTGAAATACTCAATTACTCCTCAACCAACCCCCATATAATATCTTCAATCTCAATCTCATTGCACCCACAGAACGGACAAAACTCAATTCTATATTGCTCTTCATCCAACGTATCTTCCACTTGTGATCTACTGCCACATTCTCCACATTCCACTATTTTCATATTTACATCTACATCTGTTTAAATTATTATTTATGTTAATTACCACTGGTGTGCGGCATTGGCGATTATGGCTATACACGTTATTATGTGCATCCCAACCCAAACTGTTCTGATAATACAAGCATAATCAGCTTTCTTATCATCGGCCATCGCCTTAGTTCCAATGGTTTTACACCAAAGCGTTTTACATCCCATTAGCCTTCACACGCAACACATTCACCATCAGAACCAGTTACTCCAGCCTCACTTCTAATGTAATACAATGACTTAACTTTCTTGTCATTGAACGCCGTCTTGTGAACAGAACTAATATAAGATTCTGGTGCATCTGCCGCAAAGAATAAGTTGATTGATTGTGCTTGACAAATATATGGTTGTCGAGTACTCGCCAAACGAATGATAGTATGTTGGTCAATTTCAAATGCAGTTTTGAATACATCCTTTTCGTGATCTGTCAAATAATCCACATGTTGAACTGAGCCGCCATTAGAAATAATGGAGTCAATGTTTTGAGGATTGAAAACCTTTTTCTCTTTCATGATGTCAACCAATACAGGATTAATACGGTTAATTTCCCCTGCAACCGAACCTTGAACATAAGCATTTTTATATACAGGTTCAATGCCTTGACTAACGCCACCACAAATTAAAGCAGAACTTAGATTTGGGGCAATGGCAATCAAATGACTATTCCTTAAACCGTAACCTTCCAACCATTCCGGTTCGCCATATTCTTCTGCCATCCATTTACTTGCTTTGGTTGCCTCTTCATTTAAGTTAATGTAAATGTCTTGGTTCAACCAATAAGCATCCATACTTTCAAACGCTATTGATTTCTTTTGTAAATAAGTATGAAATCCTAATGTACCTAAACCCAATGCACGACTCTTTTCGGTGAACCTCACAGCCTTTTCAAGCCCCCTAATTTCCGTACCCATTTTAATGAATTCCGAGGCAACACAATCAAGGAAGACAGTTGCCACAAACACCGCATCAGTATCTTTCCATTTATCATACATCGACAAATTCATACTAGACAAAACACAAGTGTATGTATGGTCTTCATCAGAATGAAGTGTAATCTCAGAACATAGGTTTGATGCTTTGACACTTAATCCCTTATCGACATAACATGTTGGGTTCGCGGCGTTGGCTTTGTCGATAAAGAAGAAATAACCTTTTCCAGTCAACATTTTTACTTTCATTGCACGTTGATATCTTGATATGGAATCTTCATCGCCGGCATTTAATGATTGAATAAATGCGTTTGAAACATTCCAACCAATATTACAATCGTCGGGATTAGATACTATGAAATCTGCGACTTCCCAAAAATCTGCATGGTCAATTTCGAGATATCCTGCCCATGCCCCACGCCGAGTAGAACCTTGGGTGATATCTCGAGATACTTGAATAAAGTCTTTTAGTACAGGAAGAATACCAGAGGCACTACCACCACGAGATATTGAGGCACCTCTTTCACGAATACCACCAAGATAAGAACTTGTACCAAACCCATTTTGAGATAAGACAGCAACTTCTTTTTGGCTATCATAAAATGCATAAACGTTATCCTCAATAACAGACCCAGAACACGATACAGGACAGCCTCGGTCAGTTCCCATATTTGCTATAACTGGTGTTGAACAAGCAAGATATCCTTTCCACATAATATCAAAGAATTTCTTTTCCCAAACTAATGGATCTTCTGTGTGTGCCGCGGCACACTTCGAGATACGAGTATATATTGATTTTAGGTCAACATCCTCCTCAGTTAAAATCTTCTCCTTGATAATCTGCCATGCGGATGTTGTACACCACTCAGGAACCAATCCTTCTTTCTGTAATCGTTTACGTTCGCGTCCAAGTTCGCGGTAAATACTTTCTTCATTCTTATCCATTATGTTAATTCCTCAAGTGTGTTCCATGTAAATGCGGTTTCCTTCCAGTCGCGATTATAACCATTTCCTTGTTTTGAGAAAAAGTCGTGCAGTTGTGAAGAATTTATATTTTTGTAAAACCATTTCTTGATAACAGTATTATGTGGTTCGTAAATGCCCTCATATCCTAATTGTTCAAGACATAGATTAATACGATGTTGCACAAACTGATTAATTTGAAAATCTGTAATGCCTTTAATTGTCCCTTTCTCAAAAATCATATGAACAATCTCTTCTTCATGTTCATACGTTTTTCGGGCGACACGCTCAAGATCTCTCTTCAACCGTGTCCTTTCCTTTGAAGTCAATGACGACTCACTAAGTAATTCTGTGAATAGCCTCGCGCCAGCCAATGAATGTAAATTCTCATCCCGAACACTAAAGTTGATTCCGGCGGTCAGATTGGTTAATTTGTTTTTGCCTTCGGCTTGAAAGTGTTTAAGGAACGCGAAGTTTGAATAAAGGATAGCACCTTCAATCATAGAGAAAGCACCTAACGATAACAAGATATCATATTCTGTTTTTGTTGGTGTACTAACAACTTCGTGAATCCAATCAATACGTTGTTTTAGTTTTGGGTTCTCTTTGTAGCTGTTAAAGAACTCATCTGTCGCTATACCAAGAACTTCATTAATTTTGGCATAAAATGGAGCATGGACATTCAATTCAATGAATGCAAAACAATTCGCCATTCGTTGAATATCCGGGCGCTGAAACACTCTCATCACTCGACCAGCCCAATAATCTGTACCTACAGCTAATTCATATTCAGTAAACAAACGCAACACGGTTATAACACCGTGTAATTCACTTTCAGTTAGATTTGTCTTTAAATCGTGAAGATCCTTTTCTAATTCTATTTCTGTTGCTGTCCAGAAAACATCACCCTGAGTTTCCGCCATCTCAATAGCCCACGGATAATCAACCGTGTATGTACTTTTCTTTTGTAATAATCTTGCGTTGCTTTTCACTATATAACACTCCAAAATATTTCGAAACTTACCACAAATGCAAATTTCATTAATTCAACATAACTAAACATACTTTCGCCATTTTGCTAATTCTAATTTAGCCATCAATCCTCTAAAAACCCTAGTTTTTAATATGTGTTCAACCGAGACACCATTCATAACCATCTCATTAATGTCTTTATACTTATTACCCTTATTCCATATAAGAACGTTAAGTCCATCAGCAATCGCCTTTTCCATCTTCATGATAATTGGCTTCGCTCTATTTTCATTATCCCACACAAACACCATATCACGGAATAAATTTCTCACTCCCAATAAATCTGAACCACAAACTGATATACCATTCTTAATAAACATAGAATCAATTGGTCCTTCCACAACATAAACACGTTTCGTTCTGTCTATTCTATCTAACCCATAAAGTCGTTGTCTGCCTTCATCCAGTAGTATAGTTATATATTTTAGTTTAGCATCTTTTTCAAATGACCGACCTTGGAATCCAAACAATGATCCCTTATTATCTATCATTGGTATAATTAACCGTTCTTCCTTAAACGGTTTCTTGTATTTGTTGGGTAAAACACTATTAACCAGAGCCTGAAAATCATCCGAAAAATACAACTTTATGTTGGTGGGTATCAGTCTATTTCTTACATACACATTAGCGTGATGATCAGGATCTAATTTATTTAGTGGTGTCATGCCAAAAGGCATGACTTGTCTTTGTTTAAAAACTGGTTTATTTGATACTATTTTTACTTCAGTATTCTTTCGTGACCCAAACCTAGCAAATGCATATTCTTTAAATAACGTGGAATCCTGTCGTTTTAAAAATGTGTTGAATCCCATACTTGCTCCACAACGATGACACTTATACATAAATGTATCTTTGTGTTTGAATATATATCCCCGTGCCTTATGTGGATTAGAAGATGAGTCACCACAAATTGGACAAGAGAACTGCCAAATATAAGTGTCGACCTTCTTATAATTTCTATAGCGGGAACATAATAATGGTATGTATGTTAAATCGTGTATCAATATATTTCCTTTTCTGTTATAATAGTATAACATAAATATCATAAATTGTAAAGAATAATATAAATATAAATGTTAGAACTTAATAAAGATAACTATCTCGATTATGCAAAAGACTCTTATATGGGTCTTCGAATTAAAAATTCGGATAACTTTTCAACGTTATTAAAATATTTCCCTCGCATAAGGAAATTGTTGGCTGATGACACAAGAACACCAACTAAAAATAGAATGTTACTTAATAACATAGTTATTTTATATAATAGTTTTGGAATGAAACCAACCACCAGACTATTATTTTATTTTATGCCAGATGAATATCAACCTGACTTGAAAACATTATTGATATATTTGGGATGTCTTCCGGCTTCCATAGCCGAGGCAGATTTAGATAATATTTTAATTAATAACATATTATACAACAAACTCGAGGATTTGTAAATGGGTAGTTTAACAGGCACATACATTGCCTACAAATTTGTGCGGTTGATGTCGCAGCCATTTGATGAATGGGATGCGTTCAAGAATGGCACTATTGACAGTAAGGGCAAATTACTAAAGAAAGCTCATACTCCAAAAGAGAAAGATGATTGGACTAAGTTTCATATCATTGTTCGTAATGTGAAACGTGTTCTTGCCAAAATTCCTGGCGGGGGTGGGAAGTTTGCCACGTTTGCCGCCGCGTTGTGGTTAATAAAAGAAGAATACAGTGATGGTTCATCTAAATTTGATTCTATTATTATGGAACACTTCGGCTTAACTTCATATCAAATTATATTGGAAGAAGATAATAGACGTGATGTAATTGAACGCGGATTGTATGAAGGTGTCTATGATAATGTTATATATAACGTGAAGGAAGATACTGAAATTCACGCAAGGTTTTTAGGCAAAAACATCTATTTACTGGAAAATCATAATAAAGAGATTGTTGCTGTAACTAAAGATATAATAAAATTATATAAATAATATAATAACATGTTAGAAGAGGATGGTAATGGAAAGTGTAGACGTTGGGACATTGGGTGGAGTGGATAATACTTGGATACAACCAAACGGCACATTTCGAGGTGTTGATTATTTTGATTGTGATTCAGATACATTTTCTAAATGTGTTCAAGGAAAGAAAAAGGGCGGACATTGGAACTCGTTGATGGGTAAAAATGAATTTACCTCCAGTATCAAGAAGTGGATTTCTGGTAACAGAGGCAAGAATTTTATGTTTAGGAATACGTCAGATTATACATTCATTTATGCACATAAGGTGATCTAGTTGTCAAATAAAGGGAATTTTGATAAGGGATACAAAGCTGGCATACAGGAAAAATCTCACTCACACGGTACAGAAGATATGACGAATAAAGAATTATTCGACTTAATAAAGCACGAAAAGGAAGTTCAACAAAGAGCTAATAGTGCAGAACATGTAAATATAGAAAAACGAATAATGGCCTTGCTAGTTGCTCAGTCCGCTCGGGATTTACATAGAACAGAAGAGTTGATTCGGGAACATTATAGTGGTCATAAAGAAGATTTCAAAAAGTTATTACCGGCAGAACATGTCATCGACCACGAAGCAGTAAAATTTCTTAGAGAGTCGTCTTCGAAGTTCATGGGTGGGGTATTTGGAGCATTAGGTAAAATCGTTCTTATATTAATATTAATTGGATTGGGTCTACAAGTCATTTCAGTGGGAGACATAATAAAATGATTTTATTGAGTATGTTGGAAGCGGCTATGTGGTTAATTATCTTTTTTCTTATACTCTCTCGATCAAAAAAAGTCTTTTTAGATACTGCTATTGGGAGTATTGTTCACGAACTTAGGAAGCGACGGGACGTATTTTGGGGAATAATGGCAATAGGCGCTTTCGGTATGGTTGCACTAAGAATAATTAACACATATATTATGATGTTTCCACCAGCACCAGCATGGGCGGACCTTATAGGTTTAATCGAACACCTAACACTGTTATTGGGTGGAGGTGCCTTTATGTGTTTACTTCATTCTTATCAGATTAAGAATTAATTAAGAGTTGTTAGAAGAAATGTTCTTCTAATTTCATCATTTCATTATTCCGTATGTGATAACACCATCTTCTTTTGCCAAGAATGCAGTGATACCCATCGATTTAAAATATGCAATAACCTTTTCGCTACCTATTTTATGAAGAAACTTAGGTAGATCCATACGTTTAGTCCCACCACCAAAATGATACACGGCATCATCATATAATTTCTGTGCTTTATTACCTTTAGGTGTAACGACATCAAGAATGTCTTTGACGGTGCCAGACTTATTAATTTCTCCTAGATTAGCAACTTTATGTTGTCTAGGATTAAACTTTACTGGAGAAACTTCATCCCCGTAAGTAGCGGCAAGTTTCTCGTTAGGCGTAATCCAAGTTATTCCCTTTCTATTAGACTTGTTTGGATTGGCGCCCTTTGCGTGTCCACGAAAGAAGGTCTGTGCTTCAGTTATGTGATGTTTGAATGATTTCATTTGATAATTTTTCTTAATGATTCCCATTCACTATGCAACTTTTTGGGCATGTTCTTCTTAAACGTTTCTATATCATCATCTCTTATAGCATCTCTTACCGTCGTTGCACTTGTGACACGAGGCGTTTTTTTGAACTTAACATTCATTTGTTGGTCATCGCCAAGTTTCTTATTGTACACATCAATCATCTTCTTGTAACCAGCAATTCTATCAGAACCTGCATATACAGTGACAACTTCCTTACCATCTTTTCTTATCGCATTGATGATATCGGGAATGAATCCTGTCGGTACTTCAAGTACATCAAGGCTTGAAAACAACTTCTTCAAATACTTAATCTGGTCTTTTGCGCTCAATGGATTGCGACTTTTATCTTCGGATGAGGCTTTACCTTTCACCAGCGCGACAATAGGGTTCTTCATCTTTTTGATGATAGCCTCATGCCCTAAATGAACTGGTTGCATTCTACCTAAAAATAACTCGACTGTCTTATCTTGAGTAGGTAGATAAGATGAAGGGTCAAATGCCGCTTCGTTTAAATGTTCTTTAAATGTTTTCAATCTATGTCTACCAATATTGTTCTTAGGTTCGGTGCTTGAGCTATTTTATTATAAGGAGGTGGCTTGCTTGTCCTTGTACTCATAGTCAAGGTTAGTTTTTCTGTTTTTGAGTGTAAATGTATATACCAAAATGCTTTGTTAGAATCATGATTAGTTGAAGATATTTTAATAACCGATGGTAAAAATGAAGATAAATCATCATTTTTAGTTATTATGTTGTATGTCCGACCAATTGCCTTAACAAGAACCAATGGAACATCGGTTGAATTTAAAATATGGTGTTTTATCCATTTCTTAATTAGTTCAGTATTTTTATTTTTATTAATATCTTTAATAATATACATCTTAACAAATTCTTGAGTTTTTATCCAAGTACTATGATAAAGTTCTGGTTCATCTTTAGCTAGGGTACGTAACATCACAACAGAATCTTTTAACTTGGCTCTACTATCGTTCCAACGTTTATCCAATCCAATTTTTTTCAACACCCTATTAAATAATTGTTTGTCTAGCTTTTCTATATCAATGTTTAGGTGTTTTGTTAGTACCGATACCGTTGTATTAAATTTGGGTTCTTTTGAGTTGAGGGCACCGGCTTTCAATGAAACTCCGATTAAATCTCCATTTTTATATTTAATAAAAATGTCACCCTTATGTTTATTATGCACACCTACTGGCTTGGCTCTATATCCCCAATAGACTTCTTTAATTGGTGACCGTTTATGTTCATCGTATAGGTAGTTTAGTATAGCAATAGCATTTTCCATCTTTTCTTCAAAGTGTTTAGACTGTCTGAAATTGTAAATGAACTCAGTTCCTGATTTTTGGTCACCATTGCTTATATAAGCGGCATTAGTTTTTACTGTACTTAGGAATTCCATAAACGTATTAATATCAACAAATTTCTTACCTTTGTTGAATGCTAGGGCTGGTGCTAATTCAGTAATAGTACTATTTAATGTTGAATCTCCTCGACCACCTTTACCGATAGGAGGTTTATACAAAAATTTATAATTAATACCATCGAGTTTTACTATAGTTGAACCTACAGAACCCCCAACCAATGAAGACTCAACCTCAAAGTTAGGAGACAGTATATTTTCTAATTTACGTTTTGTATCTTCTCTATCTTCAGACGTAATAATTTTAAACGTTTTTGATTTACTCGACGACTTAAATAATGATATGTTGTAGTCCTTAAAATACTTTTTCAGTTGTGGAGGTAGTTCATTTGCACCTTCCACCAGAAACGTCTTAAATGATTTCATAATATTTCAACATCCTTTAATTTAGCCACAATACCATTGATGATATTCTTTCTGTCGATTGTTAATCCACTTGGTTTATGAATACGTTTCTTCTCCTTCCGGATGCCATATAGCATGACACGAAACACGTCCTCTGCCCACCAATATTTTGACACTAATGTATTGATGCCGGTGGGAACTAATTTAGAACTGATATTTGAGTACCGATTAGCCTCGACATCATCACGATATGAATCAATGTCTTTCATCTTCTTTGCCACACGGTTGATAATAGAGCCTGTTACAGCCGACACGAAGCGTATGTAACGTTGTTCGCCAGATGCAGCCATTATCTTCTTCATCGAAGATTTGTTGCTTAGAATCGTTCCTACACTCTTTTCAAGTTCGTTATAAACAAGGGTACTGACAGTGAAAAAGAATTCATCTGTACTATCTTTCTTTGCTTTAATTGCTTGAGTGAATGCCGGGTCAACAACCTTTGCCATTGTGCCATCACCAAAGTAAAACACTAATCCTTCCATCGCATCGCCAAGTAAATACTTAACTGCTTTTGGTGGCACGAATAAACTCAATACAAACTTAGCAAAATCTTGAGGTGTTTTTGCCTCGGGATTTTTTAGAAAGGCAAACAACTTTTCTTTCTGCTTTCCACTCATCTTTCCCTCAAACATAACGGGTGGAGGACTCACTTGAAGGGCAACAGCCATCTTCTCACACAATGTATCATTTGGGGCAAGGGTCTTTCCACCTTTCTTACAATATGAAATAATTAGCCCATTCTTAGGCTTTGACGCATATTTAACGATAGTTGGAATGTTTGAGTTAAACATTTCCATATAGACTTCGACACCAGATGGAATCTTCTTCCAATCTTGTGATTCTATATGAGCGATAAACTCTTCCCAAATATTTGAACCTGCACGTTTAGTTAAATCAAGTTCATGCTTGCCTTCACGACCATAAAATCGTAATGTTCCACCATCATTCTTAACCATGAACGCCGAGGTATCGATTTTATAATTAACCGCCAGTTTTTGGTTCAACAACTTGTCTACAAATACATCGCCTTTCTTCGTTAATAAATCCGAAAGGTGAACTAATTCATTAAGGTGTTGTTTAAACGATTTCATTATAGACCTTTTGGGAGTGGATATCCCTTACTTTCAATAGATTTTACTATTAACTTTTTGATTTGTGGTAAATACTTCTTCCACAAGAAATTAGAACTGTTTATTGCTTTCCAAATGTCTTCCCATGATAGGATATCTTTGGCTTTGAATTTAGGACCGAGAAGAACATCAATAACACCTTGTGGGTCTTTAGCAAGAAACTTGCGAGAAACTTCCTTCCCGTTTTTAAGTAATCCACGTTTGCCCTTACGACTAAATGACACATCATGTAAACCAGAACTGAAGTGAAGTAACTTACGACTCCATTCAGTATCATCGCCAGCACGACCGGCATGATGTGAGATGGCAGATAATGCACTGTTTCTATATAATCCCTTATATTGAGATTCCCATTCCGCAGGACTATAATAAATCCATTTTGACCATTCTAGGTTGTCACTCAACATAAGATCGAGCTGGACCCGTTCACCATCTTGTTTACCATCTTTGTTGATAATAGGTAATGCCAAGGACACAATACCAATACCTTTCATTTCATTAACTGAATCTGATACTGATGACACAACTTTCGTGATATAAGCAGATAATTGCTTCGGGTCTTTTACCTTTCCACTTTCAATGATCTTTGAACCAGAAATAGCCAAGTCGATATCACCACTTTGACCGCCAGGATTTTTCTTCCCTGTCGAGCCAAGTAGAGCAGTATCTTTTTTTGTCAAACCTAATTTTGGAAGGATTTTCTTATAGATAAAGTCCATCGTGGCCCCAACATTTTCTTGGTTGATTTTCACCACATTAGAAACTGCATTGCCGCCTTCACCCAACAACTTCGGATTTATATATTGCTTAAAAGATTTCATACTATACTCATAATGTTATCTAATTATTTATACAATCAGTCCACTAAATTTTTTGGCTGTTCGCTCCGACTTGTATGATTCCGGCTCTATTTTGGTTTGATTTGGCTGGAACATACTACCAGAACCATCTTCAATATCATACAACTTCATCTTCGCTCTGTCAATACCAATCGTGTGAAACGTCCCATCTTCACCATATCGACTATTCTTCACGGTCTTAATGATTATTTGGTTACTGGCTTTCAGGTCATCGTTAGAAATTAAGCCTAACAACATATCCACAGTTTGAACTAAACCGATAGATTCAGACACGTCCGTTGCTCCAATATCAGAAGCATCAAAACCAGAACGACCTGTTTGAGTCAAAGAGAATATCGGTAGGTTAAATTCAACCGCCAATCCTCTCAATTCCTCGGCAATAGATTTAACAATCGTGTAGGAGTTTGCCTGTGCGTTTTTAACACGAGCACTTGAACAAATATTTATATAATCCACACAAATAACATCAGGTATAAAATCTTCCTTCTGTTTCAATTCCTCAATTGCAAACCTAAAGTGACCGACGCCCGCGGCACCAGTTGGGTATTCCTTAATCTTTAATCGTCCGGTGGTGTTCTTACTAATCTTCCTGATATTATTATCAAACACTTCCTTACTCATCTTCTTCATGTCTTGTATTTCAACATTCATTAGATTTGCATCAATTCGTTCGGCGATACGTTCCTCACTCATTTCCAGTGTTATGTATAAAACGTTTTTTCCTTGTGTTAACCAATATGAAGATAAGGAACAAAGGAATAGCGTTTTACCTGAACCAGAACTACCCATCGCGACATTCAACGTTTTGTTTGGAACGCCGCCGCCAGTTATCTTATCTAATTCGACAAGACCTAAACTAAGTCTTTCCTCATCATTATGATAGAAGTCGTACCGCTCTTCGCTGTCGTTAATGTAATCGTGTCCAAGTTTTTGGTCGAATGACACGTTCAGTGCATCTTGGAATATTTTAGGTAATGCTCCACGACTTAAACCAGTACTAGACTCAATACCCTGTGCAATTGAAATTGATTCCTCGAGGGCGTTAAACAGTGCCCTATCTTTACAAAATTGTTCAGTCGTTTCGACAAGCCAATCAATCGACTTGTCTATCCGTTCCACATCCTTGCTGAACTCAACTAACCATTCGATTGTATTGTCTGTAACATTTGGATCATTGTTACAATCAATGCTCAATACTTCGAGTGTAGGTAAAGCAGAATATTTTTGAGTGTAATCCTTTATCTTATTGAAGATAACTTGTTCTTCAATGGTCTCAAAGTATTCTTCTTTAATGTGTGGTAAAATAGTACGAGAATAGTCTTCTCTAAATAATAACGACTCAAGTATTAAGTGAGATACCTCACTCTTCATTTTCTGGCGTATCCTTATTTTCCACCATATCTTGTAAAATACTTGAAGTTATATCACCAACAATAACATCAAATGTGGTACTACACGTAGGTTTCTTTTCTGATATCACGGTGTAATTAATTGTGGCTAAGGCTGCCGCACCATCATCTCCATTTTCTTCATCAAACTTAATGGATTCAATTATAAACTGTATACCATCATAATCAATTGCCCACCGCTCATCTGTATATTCACTTAATCTATAATCAACATTTTGAATCATTTTATTCTCCCTCAAGTAATAATTCTTTATCTTTGCATACTGGACACTCCACAATATTTGGGGTGAACTTACATTTACAAACTTTGCAAGTCCACATAATATCTTGGACAGAATTCAAAAATTTCCGCACCTGTTTTAAGCCAACATACGTTTCATTCATTGGAATTTTTAATCGGTTGTTTAATATTCATTTATTTCTCCTGTCTCCATATCAATATCATCACTTTGAATTAATGAACCTGTAACCAATTTGTATTTGTTTTTCACGAAGTCACGGAAGTCTTGTTGTTCAAGTACAGGTTTCCAAAACTCTTCGTTACGAGTTTGTTTCTCGCGAAACTTACCATCATCTTCAACACACGGTCGCGTATACCAACCCATACTTGGTTTCACGACATGACCACTTTCAACTGCCACATCAAGCAATCCACCGTAAATTCTCAATCCACCTTTAAACGAAACTTCGATTGGAATCTTACTTTTCTCCTTCACGAATCGACTCTTCTCGACATTGATAATGAATTTATAACCTGCAAGGTCTTTACCTTCTTTTTCTTGTTGACGACCCATAATCCAAATGTTGTCAGATGAATACATTATTCCTGTGCCGCCCGATACAACTTTTTTGGAAAACATTTCTTGTGTATCGTAAGTATGAGCAATTTGAACCAACGGAACTTGCTTCATTGTCATGTATGGCGTGATCATGCGATACAAAGATTTCAACTGTTTGGCACGAGTCATGTCGGCTTTGCTACTACCATCAAGAGCATCTGCAATTTCTTTCTTTGACGCAAGATTACCGATACTATCAATTAGAATAATAACCTTATCTTTCTTTTCGATATTAGTTTCAAGTTGAGTAACCAAATCAAACTTCAACTCTTCGATGTTCATGACCGGAGTATGAACAATTCGAGAAGTGTCAATATTGAATGCTTTGAAGTATTCTTCCGGCGACCCAAATTCAGAGTCATAGAATAATACGACGGCATCTTTATGTTTATCGAGATATGCACGAATAAGCAACAAGGCAACCGTACTTTTGAAATGTCGGCTTGGTCCAGCGATTGTCGTGATGCCAGTAGTTAAGCCACCATCAAACGAACCACTTAATGCAACGTTGACCATTGGCACAACGGTCGGGGATGGCGCATCTTTATTAAACGCATCGCTATTAGCAATCATACTCGTGCTTTTGATCGTGCTATTCTTAATTAATTTTTCTGTTAAACTCAATTTATAGTCCCCAATATGGATTGTATTTAGTGGTGAATTTTTCGATAGTTGTTAGTGTTTTGTTTATCAAGTTAACACACAAAACTTCATTTTCTGTTGTTGGTTTTGAACCAACAAATTTTGTGGAACTTATATTCATATCATCATCTACAAATAATGGAGACAATTTATTTCTGAACAGATTTAAGTACTTGCCTGCCTCCAAATTAACACATGAAAATGTACCATCAATATTGTTTAATTCGTCTAGATTATTAAATAATAACATAGTATCCCATGTTGTGTCAAGACTTAATTTAGATTGTAACTCTTTAACTGTCTTATCTTTCAATATTCCATTGTGCCACAAATAACCATCCTCAATTTGGGCTGGATGGTTATTTGTGGAGTTTGTAGTTGGAGCTTGTATATGTCCAAGATGATAACCCTCAAGTTCTTTAAATTCAGTCATAATACCATCACCTGAATTCTTGTATAAAATATTAAATGTTGTCGGGTCTATAATGAAATGTGACCATCGAACTTGACCACGATATGAATTTAATTTATGAAGTTCTTTAAATTTATCTAAGTTACTACTTCCGAAAATTGCACACATATTTTATCCCAATCTAAATCAATACTATATTCAATTGGGTCTGGTTCGCCCAACATACCAAATGCAGAAATACGTTCTGAACATGAAGGACATGTTCCACAACTTTCATTCTTTACATTAGGATTATAACATGTTATTGTGTCCTTTGCAACACTTATATCATTATAAATCACTTTCAGTAATTCAAGTTCGTCGTGTTTGGTTAGTTCTGCAAAAGGTGCAATCATTTTAATTTGATGTGTTCGATTACAAGAACTAACTTGATTCATACTATCAACAAATTGTTTACTGGTGTCCCAATAACCATATTCATCGTGTATCTGCAGACCAGTTGCAATCGTATCACATCCGTTACTTTCCGCAAATGAAAATGCAATAGAGTTTAATATCATATTACGATACGGAACATACGTTGGTGGTTGAGGATCTCCAATAACATCTTGTATAGTCGGCATGTCAATGTCAGAACCTTTTATATTGGCACTAACCTTACCAACAATATCACCTAGAAATGATATGTCAATTAGTTTGTGTTCAATCCCAAGACTCTTACAAGTTTTAGACGCCAATGTCAATTCGTGACTCTGTTTCTGTCCATAATTATAAGACAAGGCAACAACATTATCCTTCCCTAATTCATCAACAAGAGAGTGTGTTAATATTGTACTGTCTAATCCTCCAGACAAAACAACAACACATTTATTTACATTATTAAACATATTAAAATAATCCTTCTGGGCTGTTTGCTTGTTCTATAGTATTATAACGTGAAATGGCGTTGCCGTCAATATGTTGGAACACATTTCTTTTCCAATGTAAAAAATCTTCCTTACAATTCACTTCACTTAACATTTTCATTGGGAATGTCTTTCTTGTATATTGATAAGTGTCTTTAAATATATCGTCAATAATGTCTGTGAAGTTTGTGATAGAACCTAACGCATTACAAAATACAAGTAATTGATTTAACCGACTCTCGTCGATATCATTACTATTAAATCGTTCAGGTCCACTAAATACATTTCCAACAAGAGAACTCCAATAATCAAAAGACACGTCCAGTTCACGTTCGATTTGAGGAAACTTTGTAAATATTTTTTTAATTATCATTTCAGAATTTGGACTACGTGTTTTACCATAATCTATATTCTTCATACCTTTGCCCATATATGCGCCGCCCACAAAGAAACGTGATGCATGAGAACTGGAATCATAACTAACTTCAGCATCAATCCAACCAGACCTCATAAACTGTATTGCAGGTAATAATCTTGAAATACTTCCAATACCTAATAAATGGAATGTGTTTCCTATCTCTTCTGGTATATCTAACATACAATAAGACGAAGTTATGTTTACCATCTCTTGTGAACCTAACCCTGTACATGCCGCGGAAACCGCAATCCCTGCCAGTCTATTCCATTGGTCTTTAGGGATTTCTGCTAATACATAATCCAAGTATTCTTGAAAGTCTTGTGGTTGATTTCCTTGTAAAATAATCATAACTTTTGTGTTAGATTCCTCTTCATCAAAGATTTCTAACTGTCGTTTTATATTCTTACCTGTTCCTCGTGCGGCAGACTCTATCATTTCAACAACAAACTTTCTATTAGATAAATTTAATCTTGTACCATTAATTGTGTGGTCAACAATTAATGGCATTTCATCAAAACACATAGCAACGTCTGAATATGTTGCCTGATTTCTATAGATATCATCTTTTATTTTAGAGGTTATCTGTGCTCCTGTAGTTACTATTTGTAATCCACCAGAATCACTAATCCAAGGAATGTCGTACCGTCCCACACTATCCACTTGTTTACTTAATGATTTTTCTGTGTATGCGTTATAAAGACCACCAAATGTATGTAGTTCTCTATCGTCAAATGTTTCTTTTATTATCTTTCTTGTCACGTCAACTAAGACCTTATCCGAAATATATCTTCCTTCAGAAAATCGAGCAAGAGACGTTCCACTCATAACATAATGTAAATTATGTTTCATATTAAACCTTAACGAAATTCATAAACTCGGCGCGGGCTTCTGGCACTTCCCTAAAACATCCATGAAGTGAACTTGTGATTGTGCTTGAAGTTACATCTTCAACTCCACGACTTTTAACACAATAATGAACACCATCAACAACAACTGCCACATTATCAGTACCAAGAATAAACTTTAAAGTTTCTGCGATTTGTGCTGTCAAACGTTCTTGAATTTGTGGTCTGCGACTGAAGTATTCAACAATACGATTCAATTTAGACAAACCTAAAACCTTTTCATTTGGAATGTAAGCAACAAACGCCTTGGCATCAATTGTCACAAGATGATGTTCACAAGTAGACATTGATGTGATATTACGTTCTATCACCATTTCATCATAATGCATTTTATTATCTACTGTCGTACACTTAGGAAAGTTTTTTGGTTCTAATCCCCAATAAATTTCATTTATCCACATCTTGGCAACACGTTTAGGTGTTTCTATTAGACTGTCATCAGACAAATCCATACCCAAAACATTCATGGCATCGGTGAAAATTGTTTCTAATTTTTCAATTTTAGTCGAGGAATCTACTAATAATTCCTCGGTAGTTGGTGTATGTAAACCAATCGATCTTAAATGTTGGTCTACTCTTAATCCTAATTCTGGATCGGTTTTACTTGGTTGGTAACTCATTTATTCTCCTGTATATTTGCAATGACTTTTTGGTGTTTCCCAGTATTCAACGGCACTCACATCAGCAAACCCGTTCATTTTTTCTTGTGCTAAATCATATAACCATTTACACAAGTTTTCTGAAGTTGGAACAAAGTCAACAAGAACCATTCCTTCATATTTTTCTGTTAAGCAAGGTGCTCCAAATTCTATCTTAGATAAATCTGGTGTGTAATAATTACCAAATGAATGATACTTACACAAATCTTTATTTAAGGAACCATCAGGCGAAACCAATGCTTGTAATTCATACTTTAATAATGGGTCGTTGATATCCATCATAAATTTGTGGTCAATCACATCATCAATGAAATCTTTGAACCACCCCAAATGTTTGAAATCTGTAACCATTCCAGAACTCAATTCATTAGACTTTAGAAATACTTTAATTAGCATTTCATGTCCGTGTAGGTGGCGACACTTGCACAGATTATCATTATGTGCCGTATAATCTGTATTCAACTCTTGTGACCAAACTCGATGACCAAAGCACGCACTAAAACTTTTATCTATTTCCCAACTCATACTATTCCTTTTAATTTAATAACTATTATACACTATTTTCACAATAAAATCAAGAACTTTGTTCCCAAGGAAAAACCACCCACGCATCTGCGTCTACTGTATAAGACCCTCGGTTACCTAACTTGTCAACCATAACGTCAACCTCAATGGGAATTTCTACCTTAGCATCAAATGATATTGTGTTGGCATAACGTAAACGCCAAAGGTTTTGATGTAACAATCGTTCCACTTTCTTTAGTGTCTTGCCAGTATCGATAATATCATCAACAATAACAAATCGTTGAACTCCTGCCCAATCAGGAACATGAATCCATGATGCATTTTCGTCTGTACCATCATATGATTGAAACTTAACGATAGCCATTTTACTACCTTTAATTACATTAGTGATGTGTGTTACTGGAATTAAACTACCACGAAAGATTGATACAAAACAAGTAGGTATTCCATCATCATAGTTATTAACTAATCCATCAATCCACGCTTGATAATCGTTCCAGTCAAAATATTGTTTACTCATTATGTTCCCCACGAATTTCCGTATAAATGACAGTGTAATCTTGGACTAAAATAAAATCCATGTTCTAACGCAAGGTCAGCCACATTTCGTTCAGTTAATTCAAGACCTTCTATTGTTGCACCTTCTGGCATTAAGTAAACATCAAAATTACCGTTCACGTTATATGCATCTGTAAATGCTTTCACTTCTTTTATGTCAACTTCATCACGAATGACATATTTTAAATAAACATAACCAACCGTATGATACGAATGAATGGCTGGTGGTATACACGCCTTACTATTAAGTTCACCCGATAATGACAACTTTGGCGAGACACTAAATGTTATTTTAGATTTGATTGATGATAATGTTGACAATAAATCTTCCGTAAGAACTTGAGTGCCGTTAGTTTCAAACGTTATATTCTCTATCAGGTTTCCAAATTTATTAAGGAAAACAACCCAAAACTTCTGATGTTTTTTCAGTAAAGGCTCGCCACCTGTGATAACAAGATGTTTTTGTCTGTAACCGCCATCTAATTTTAATGACACATACAATTCGTCTTCATCATATTCTTCACATAAATGCCGATACTTTTTAGACCATGCGGCACTACTATCACATCCAACATTAAACACCGGAAGGTCTTCAATACTTTTAACCGTTGTAATATCAAACGTATTGTGCGGCATTTCTTCTTTAGGTATTGGGTTTGTTCTAGATTGACCAAAACCAGCGCACTCAAAATTACAACCAAACACACGAACAAACACAGACGGGACTCCGACAAAGAATCCCTCCCCCTGAAGACTATCAAACTTCTCAACTATCCGGATTTTCATAATATTTCCTTTAAACGTTATTACTTATATTATAACATACTTTCAATCTAAAATAAAGTGTTAATTTGTTCTAATTCTTTGTGAGCACTCTCGCATAATGATTTAACCGGTTCATAAAATGATTTATTGTAAACCAAGTCATAATCAATATATTTCTTCAGACTTTCGTCTACATCATCAATAAAGCCAATCACATTTTCGTTGATTGGATTCGGTAACTTGAGCATCACATATTTAATCTTGTCGCCACTCTTAATATTCGCGTTGAAGTGGTGGTTGGCAAGTATTGATGCCCTGACTGCGATAGGTGTTCCTTTCGTGTACAAACTAACTTTATCCATAAACTTTTCGATATTGTTAACTCCACGTGGAAATGCTAATACCGATGGTTCCAACTTGAAGAACTTGTTCTTTATGACATCAACATTTGATCTAATATCATTGATGGGTTTATCATCCAACAACATGACTAAACAAGACCGAATATCCTGTTGAACTTGTTTAGCCGTACTACTCTTCACAATCTCAAGACCCATAATTTTGATGTACGGATCTTTACTGTCGAATCTAACGCCCTCACTATCCTCAACCTTCATTGCATATCGTTTCTTCCGTGTCAACAATGCCGAGGATGCAATGTTCTCTCTTCCCATCTCAAGTTGATTATCAGTTGAGTTTATGTAATCTGCATATTCTTTATATGACTTTTCAAGGAACGGTTCAATCTTCTTTGAACCCACGCCATCAAGGAAGTCTGTAATCTTATCCCTATCCGTCAACCCAACTTTTTGAACTAAAGCATCAAAACTCACTACAATGGAATCTGTGTCAATTAACACAACATAATCGTCGTCTGTTTTCAACAAGGCGTTCATGTATATGTTCATCTTGCGTTCCGCCCATTTAATAATACTTTGACCGGATAGTGTGATGGCACTTGCCATTCTTATATCATACCAACGAAAGTGGGCGTTGCCAGTAACACCATAAAGTGAATTTAATAAAATCTTCTTCACCATTTGCATGTTTTTATACTTGGTGGCATTCATTTCCAAGTCATATGTAGGTTCGCCATTCTTCTTGGCTAATTCTACTTGGCTCAAGTAATCAAGCATTTTATTTTTATCTTGGCGGCGTTCTTCATATAACATTTCCATCAACTTTGATAGGAATGATTGTTTGTTGTTCCTAAACATAACACCGTTTGATGCCAATGACAATTTATGTTCTTTTAAGAATGATAGGTCAAGGCTTTCATTTACAATTTCCTCGACCATATCCCGTTGAGTGATGTTATGGTCAGGTGCGCTTTCTGGAACAAGACTTTCAACTCCAATATTAAGCGTCCTGATAATTGAAGGATACAATGAATTTAAATCATAGCTCATCAAATTCTTATACAAGTTTGGTTTGATTGGTTTTACATATGCACCCGGCAATTTGGTTTTGGTTGCACTTGAATTTGGAGAGACGACAATATTCTGTTCAAGTAAATATTTGTGAATCAGTGCATCCCAAACACGCATACCCGAAAACGTGTCATCAAAGTTAACACCCGCGTAGTAGGCAACGGATAATGTGATATCAATAAACTTATTCTTATTATCTATTTGCATCACCCGTTGCACATCACAGACGTTATAACTACAATATTTCTGTGGATTCCTATCCCACAAATCATCCAAATCTTTGTAGCCATCTGCCCTGTAATCAAGTTTACCGACATCAAGTTCATAATTTGAAATGAAGTCAAGACTATAACTTTCACGACTTGAATATGTATTCTTCTTATACAACTCAATGTAATCTAAACTTGAAATACCGAGGATGTTGTATCTGATAACATCATTGCCAAAGTTATCCATGCGATCCATCTCGCGTATTTTACCCAATGGACTAAGTTTTGAGGTTAATCCCTCGCCAAGTATTTTAGTGAATCGATTAATAATATATGGAATATCGTAACCATCAATATTCCAACCTGTCATAATATCTGGGTAATTTTGTCGCCAGAACTGAAGAACCTTAATACACAAATCCTTTTCATCTTGACAGTAAATGGATTCATACTCAACATCAATTTTCACATCATCTGTATTAGTCCACTCAATTTGATTACCAAAGATGTAATACTTTTTTGTGAATGAATCATAAATTGTAATAACGGTCAACATACCTTCTGCTGCATATGGGTCAGGCTTAGTTAACCGCTGACCACGAGAATCCTTCATCTCATTTTCGATATCAATACAGAATGTTCTAACCAAGTCTGGATTGTAATCTGTCGTATAATTTTTAGTAACGTACTGAAGTTGATACTTCTCCATACCAAAAGTTTTGACGTTAATGCTTTTATTGTCCTTAATGTATGCCGTGGCTTCGCCCATTGTACGGAAAGACTTTTTCTGTACGTTATCTCCATATACGGTTTTGAGTCCACTATCGACGTTAGACTTAACATATAATTCGGGTTCAAAGTCAACCATTCGGCGGTATCGCGTGCCAGTTTGCATATCAACTTCATGAACCGCAAGGCGATTGGCGATGCGGGTAACATTTAGGAATTGTTTCATATTATAACATTTCTTTAAATAAAGCATAACTGTTAACTGTCACATAGAAGAAATTTAACGCCATAATATTATACGACTTTCTTAAATATGTGGTCACGGTTATTACTGCGGAACTGGACAGGAACAATGTATATACCAGAATAAAGTTTGCTTCAGCCGCCGAGTCGGCAAGAATAACTGAAGCAAACATGGTGGCGATAACAGCGGGGATTTCTACAACATCGATAATTCGTTTTTTCATAATATTTTCTTTCTCAATTAATTAACTTATGACTTATTATAACAAGATCTTAATTAAATGTCAAGGTTATTTCAATTCATTTTCCTCTTCTTGTAATTTGTTTATTGTCGCTTGCTTCAACTCACTTTCAATATTAGCCATCATTATCTCACCCACAACTTCGATGTCACAATATTCAATTGCAGATGATATAATTTCCAATTCCGATTTGGTTAATGTGATTCGGTTGATTGCACTTTTCACTTCAAATATGTTTTGAAACATATCACCATATATTACAGTCAATCGCTCGGTTTGTTCTGGTGTAAATTTATCCATTATTATGTCAAATTATGTCTATGTTGAGTCCAACCTTTAAAATTACCAGACCAATAATAATGCCTATTATCTAAGGCGGTTACTCCATCCGGAAAGATTAGAGGGTCATAACTATAATGTTCACTAAAATGTTTGGCGTCTAGCATTGGACGGGCAACATGTTCAAATGGACTCATGTGCTTTGAATCTAATAACATTTGATACAAGGCAATATCTTTGTGAAAGTCGGGTACAGAATTGTCGTGATTTAGATATGAAACTCTTGCACATCGAGCAACTGATATTTTTACAACATCATCAACAGTTAATGTTTCTTTTTCTTCTTCTGAAACATAGGGGAGATGGTATTCATCAAATTCCAGTTTTTCTGGAGTTGACATTTCCATCGCTTCTTTCATACATACCGCCAACTCATAAATTGCAGGATCTGCGGCAGGGTCTATTCGTAATTCAAAGAAATTATCCCATTCCGTGCCAGTAACAATTTTCTCTTGAAAATTAAAACCTAATAGGTAGCGATTTAGGTGTTGCTTATGAACATAAGTATACTTTTCTAATAGATGATAAATCACGTTACGAACGCCTTTTAAGTCTTGTGTAAATTCAGCAAACTCTCGAGGAGAAATGTTAATATCACCTTGCATTCCGGGTTGATTCTTTCTTACATCATGTGGCAAGTAAAAATCCTTTTTCTTCATTGCCTCAAATGGTATTGCTCTATCACTTGAACTATTACTCGATAACAATCGATGCTTTTCAAATTCGGCATCAAGAAACTTAGGTGCACGAATTTGAAGGGATGTTAATCTTTTGCCCTTGTATATCGAATCTTTAATAACCTTTGCGTAAATTCCATTCCTTCCTACATATGTCAAATACTTCATAACTATAATTTCCTACAACTTGTATTTTTGTCTAAGTGTCCATTCCTGTTTATCTTTGTATTTTAATACTTTGATATTACTTTGATGTACCATGTCGTCGTCATTAATCTGAGTTACGAGATCACACAACCCCCACTCGGATAGAATCTTTGCGATGCGATTTTGCCTTTTCCAATCATCTTCAATAAATTCAACTTTGCGACCATCCAGTGCAAACATTAATTTGAAATGTACGATATAATAATCACCTTTCTTATGAAGGATGTGACACGATTGAAATAATTCCTTGTTCTTGAAATTAATCACTCCAATTCTAGTCAGACTTTCTTTTATTTTAAGAAAATCATCTTCTTCAACTAAATTAATCTTTACTGCTTTTGTTATATCCCAATTTATAATATTCATTTCAAACCACCCAAATCCATCCTAGACTCTAATTCGTTAATTTGTGTATCTGTTAACAACATCCGCATTTCAGATGCTCGTTGATTGTTGCATTTATAATATCTCATCACAATCTCATCTTGAAAATCTTTCTTTGGTTTAAACCACTTACCATAACGTTTGTTTTTTCTTATCCCATTCAACAAATACTTATATTGGATATCCTTTGGAATGTGATTATATAGATTCATTTCATTTGCGTACATGATCGTATCCACAAAATTAGACAATGCCTTATTGATAATGAATGGCACATACTCTTTCTTGTTGTTATCGTCCATCACAAGGTTTTTTGTATTTGATATGGAATTAACCCAATCAAATAATCCTACCTTGCTCATGACTCGAACTCCACTGAACCCATAAGTTCAGTTAGAAATGCCACCAAATTAATTTCCTTGTCTGCCACGAACGCTTCTTTATAACTATATTCCGCCATCAAGACAACTGCCGTTGGCACACTACTTGGCACTATGAACTTATCTGCCGCTCTATACAGGTTAGAATAAATTTCAGACGAATCCAACATGTCTGAATTTAAACCAACCCACTCTCTAACGGATTTGAAGTTTTTTTGTTTAATAAGGTTAATCACATCATCAATCTTTAATGAGGTGATATCACTTAAAATACCGGAATCAATTTCCCCGCCGGCGGCATATCGTTGCAACTCATTCAAAGTGCGACGGAAGTCCGGAAAGTGGGATTTGATTAGTTGGGCAAGGACAGCATTATCATATTTAATACCTTCACATTCAAGTATCTTCTGTACCCTTTTCATGAATTGACCCATCATTATTGGAATTTCCTTTTCCTTAAATGAGAAGTCTACTTGAGTACAACGTGAATGGATTGGATCAATAATCTTATTCTTTAGATTACAAGTGAAGATAAAGCCGCACGTCGAACTAAACTCTTCGAGTGCGGCTTTTAGTCCCGCTTGAGCCGCGGCAGTTAAACCGTCGGCTTCATCTAAAATAATAATCTTCCGTCCACTGTTACCAAGTAGTGATATGGTGCTGGCGAAGTGTGTAATATCAGTTCGTAACGTCTCTATCCGTCCCTGTGTTGATGCGTTAATGATAATTGAGTCACAACCTAACTCATTACACAATGCCTTTGCCACGGTTGTCTTACCAGTACCGGCAGTACCAGATAACATCAATGTTGGGATGTCGCCTTGATTCAAAAACTCTATAAATGTTTTCTTAATCCTTTTAGGCAACACACATTCCGATATCTTTGTTGGGCGATATTTTTGTGCCCAAATGAATTCTTCTTTCATATATTACTCCTCAGTGATGGCGGTCGGTTATAGTGTACTCGACGCATCCAATGCAATAAAGTATTGTAATTCAACGTCGTTATTGACCAACTCAATTACAGGCGTTGTGCCACCGATCTTACCAACTCGAACAGTGTAATCGCCCTCAACAAACTTAATAAATTCGGTTTTGATAATTGCATTCCCTGCCTCGACATCACTTTCATCCAATGTGATAGTAAATGTGTTTGCATTAGTTCCTTTCGAATCAAGTAGAGACGCAACAACACTACCATTCTCGGCTGTAATTTTAATGAAATCTAATCCCAGTGCCGCACTGGCTCTACTCAATTTTTGTAAATTAAGTGAACTTAATTTAAACGAATAAATGGTATCATCTGCAGATAATGAAATAGTCTTATCTGTATATGTCAATAATGATTTGTCTGTGTAGTAATAATTAACTGATGAATTATCACCGGATATCGTCACACAAGCATCACCAAATTCCAATTCAGGGTCGTCAATAACTTTTAGTACTGAGAGGAAGCCAGGAAGGTCATAAAATCCAAACTCTTTTGGGAAAACATCGTCCACCGTGGCACTTGACATCATTGCCTTATTGACGGACACGGTACCCAACGTGTTCCCTTCTTTAATTAAAATTGATTGGTTGATTGTTGCGTAATTCTCTAAAATGCTTACTGCGCCTTTGCTTAATTTCATTTCATTTTTCCTATATTAATAATATTTTTAAAAAGGGAAACTTTCATTCCCTCACACATATATTATAACACATATAATTCCAAAAGTATATATGTTAATTTCTCTCTTAAAAATCCTCAACATTCATCTCAGACTCAATTTCAGGCTGCATTTCAGTCTCGGCGTTTAACCGTTCATCCAGATTTTCATATAAAGTCTTAAACGCCCCGCGAGTATCTTCATCGAAACGGTTAGTGCCATACTCAACGGCTTTTGCTCTGTCTCCACCAAACGTTACATAAGTCTTAACTATATCAATTAAACGGCGAGTAGATAACAACTCATCAACGCCATCTTCATCATAAGTAACTCGAATGATACCCGCAAATCCAACCAATTTCACGATAAACTCTTTATCGTCCTCAGTTATTGTAGATTTTATTGAAGATAACATGTTGGTTAGAATTCGTTTCTCGACTGCCGTGCCGGCATAATTCTGTTCAATAGTGATTGAGAATCTATCTAACACCGCCTCATTTTGAACATTTGTTCCAACGTAACGACCAGACCCACCTTTACCTTTTGTGTTGGCGGTGGCGACAATAGTGAAACCCCTTGCCGGCTGGACCAACTCACCTGTACGTTTCACGAATAAAGGCGAACCTTCTAAGACCGCGTTTAAACAAGTAATACGATTGGGGTTAGCCAAGTCAAACTCATCAAGTAAACACACGGCGCCACGCTTCATAGCAACGACAACCGGACCATCTTTCCAAACCGTGTCCCCGTTAACCAGAGTGTAACCACCAAGTAAATCTTCTTCACATGTTTCTGACGTGAAATTGATTCGAATTACTTCTCTCTTATTAATGGCACATGCTTGTGTCACACTCATCGTCTTACCATTACCACTCTCGCCAGTAATGTAAGTTGGTAGGAACATGTCACTTTTGATAATAGTTTCAATATCTTTGTAATTTCCCCACTTGACAAATTGTGAAGATTTAGTTGGGATATAGTTTTGAACAACATCAGAAACCACAATATCTTCTTTGTTGTTATCCAATGATAGTTCATCCGAAATAACCGTAGACTCGTTGGTGATGTCGTACAGACCACGTCCCACAGATCTTAATGTTTTATACATGGCTCCTGATAACGCAGAACCTGTAACAACACCAGACGCTTCATTTAGCTCTGTACGTGTATACACGGTTTTTTCTGGGTTATGGGACAACAAATAATTAACAACTTTATCAATCTTTTTCATAATATATTCTCTCTCAATTAATTAACTTACAACTTATTATATAACAAATCTCACTATTTGTAAAGCCTTTTCACCATTCATCTTAGTATTGTTTGTCATAACGATATAACTAAAAGTTAGAACAAATGGAGTCAATGATAATATTTGAAAAGGCTTTCACTTTTCTATTGTCTTTTGATTGTGAGCGGAAGGCGGATTTCGCACTACTTACCGTAATCTCACCTTTGTTGTTTTCGTATGGATTTATAGTCAGTTCCCAATCACTTCGTGGTCTTGGTTTATTTAGAGTATCTTTCATTATAACCATTTTAAATTCTGTGATTGGTTCATATTGAAACATACCAACCGCAGTAAACTCTTTTTTATACTGTTTGCTGAAATCCATGTATCCATTTATCGCAGAAGATTTACCCATTTTAATGTATGTCACACTTGATTCAGTTCTGGTTGCCAACAAAGACAACAAAGATTCAACTACCGTTATGTTAATATGTGAATATGAAGTTCTAGTTTCTCCGACTCGGGATGGACTATATTCAATTCCAGTTTCGGCGTCGAGCAGAGTATACTGGTTTGCAAAATGTCCAAATGCTCTAATCGTTCTATAAGATAGTTGTCCCCCAAAACCTCCAACACAATATGACATTCCTGATGTGTCTCCACCATCAGTAAATATGATAATACTTGTGTGTTGAACATTGTTCACACTTTTGAATTTTTGTGATAATGGCAACATTTGTAGAATTGAATCTGCAAGTGGTGTTGCACTATACCCAAACTCAATTAGACGGAATGCCTGGTAATAATCACTACACGTCATGCCACCCAACACTTCCAATCTACACATAGCAATTAGGAACGCATCATCGCTGTCGGATTGTGACATGTTATTGTCACTGATCTTAACTAATTCAGAACTGTCACACACCGCCGTGCCAAGTACGTGACGTGGGTTTGTTTCGGTTAATTTGCCGGTAACATGAGCAAATGCAAACACTTCATATGGTATTTTAACAATTCTACAAAACTTGACAAGTAAGAAGGTTTGGTTTATCACATCTTTTATTCTATTGCCTTGCATCGAACCACTAAAATCTATTAGTAATTGAACGCCATGACTTTTACCTTCTTTCAAAGTTTCCACGGTCTTAAATATTTCATCACTTATTTTATACTTGTGAAGAGCGCGAGTGTTTAGTGAACCTGAAATTGAAACAGACGTTCTTGAATATTCATTCGCCTTTTTGTTACGTTCAAAGTCTGCCGCCATGACACGAGCCGCTTTATCTAATTTATTAGAAACTTCTTTAAAGTCTGAACCTTTTGTCTTATTAATTATAGCCATCACTTTATCTTTACTTAATGAAAGATCATTGTCTGGTGGGCAGTTCATAAAGTTTCTAAACTCTAATACTTTAGTTGAAATATTCTCGCTACGAGGAATAACAACTTCAACTGGTTCCCTACCCGAGGATTCAATTTTTTGTGATTCAAGTTCCTCATCAATCATGTCTTGGATTTTAGATTGAAACTTATTTGATTTTGTTGTGGTTGGCTCGCCGGCAGTTCCTTCGTCGTCTTCGTCTTCAGACTCTTCGTTGCCTTCAGACTCTTCGTCGTCTTCGTCTTCAGACTCTTCGTTGCCTTCGTTGCCTTCAGACTCTTCGTTGCCTTCGTTGCCTTCAGACTCTTCGTTGCCTTCAGACTCTTCGTCGTCTTCGTCTTCAGACTCTTCATTTATATAGTCATATAATTCCAAACCAAACTTAACAACATCATCCATTGTTTCAGTTGACATCATTTTGTCAAACATAACTTGTTCACTTGAAGTGAACGTGATGTCAAACTCGGTGTTGAATTTTGCTCTTAGGTTTAATCGGTCAAGTAAGTTCAAGTTAGTGGTATTAATGTCCTTATCTTTTAGGAATTCATACATATTTTTGAACTTACGAACAGAGCCAGGAAAACGCTTTTGAACCAAACGCTCAATTCTAGCATCTTCGACTATGTTTGCAAGTGATGGGGTTGTGTCCTTAGACAACTGAACATAAGCATCTGCATTAGTGTAAACAGCATGTCCAGTCTCGTGAAGAGTATAACCTTCATTTAACGTGTCATTTTTAGGAAGAGTGATAACTCTATTCTTTAAATCAAATGATGCTGTTGTTGCACCCACACTTTCGAACACGGTTAAGTTTTCTTGGGCTAACAACTTGGCTAATAGTGGTGTCGATGAAATCATAATTTAGTCCTTCTCAATTAACTTACACGTTATTATAACACACTCTTTCAAGCAATACAACCTAATTAACTAACACTTTTGGTAAGAATTGCTCAATGAAATCAAACCGTTTCAGTAGTTCGGCGCTCAACAGGTCTTCTCCGTAGAACCAAAGAACCACACTCGCGACAGTCAACAATGTCACGCCCGGAATGGATAACACCAAAACAACGAAACAAACCACGAACTTGGCGATTTTGTGACTAACTGTATTTTTTTGGAAGGTGGTCATAATATATTCTCTCTCAATTAACTAACTTACAACTATATTATAAGGTATTGTCCTCCATTTGTCAAGGGTATTATCACTTATTTTTATACTTTGTTTACATATGAATATAACTAAAAGTTATAACTGTGTGATTGAACTAAACCGCCCAAGTTTATCAATTTGAATATGTCCACTAAATTTATCAG